CCGCCTTTATTAGTGTATTTTTTATTCATGGGCTGCTCCGCAACACAGTCATCAAATAAGAACAGCGTTCCTTTGTCGGTGATTTTCTGTGCAGTCGCAGTAAATTCGCCAAACCCCGTTAACTGAATGATTATTTGGTCTCCCACCTGAATACTACTTGTTTCTAACTCCTGTTTTCTTAATACCTTCATAATTTTTCTCCTTTCAATTGGTTAGATTTATAAAAACAAATCTAAAATCTCTTTAGCCGTCTCTTTAGCAACAGAGAATATAAATTGACAACGCCTGTTGTCATTCATTTCTGCCATTTCTGAGAAATATTCCATCTCACTTATAAATTCCTCGATAATCTCGATAGGTGTTTTCTGTTCTCGACCGGTGATTGTAAGATGAGGAGGTAATCGTAATGACTCTTCAATAATACGACCTTGAAGTTCATAGGCCGCCCACCTAGAATAACTTTGTCCTCCAAAACGATCCTTTGGCCAATTAGACTTAGGTTCAAAAAGGTGTTCATCTATGTAATATTGAAGTACTGATACTGCGGCTTCATTCGTATTCATTCTTCATACCATCCTCTCCTAGAAAGAAAAAGAGCCCTTGTTAGGACTCCTCTTCGTCTCTTTTGGCAAACGCCTCATTTACTTTTTCTTGAATCTTTTCGTCCATCTTCTTGTCATTAACCCAATCGGTTACGAGTGTTGCACCCATTCCTATTACAGTTGCCGCAATACCAAGGACTTTAATCAATTTTCCATTAATCATAAAGCAATTACCCCCTTTCATAAAAGTAGTTGTAAATTTTGCGTAAACACCATTAATAATCGCTATAGAACTTGTTGGGGTCCCAAAGAGCCGATATAACGCAGCACTCCATACCGTCTTCCATTACAGCACGACTGTTCTCAAAATCGAGCCACATGATTCCTCCTTCCATAAGTTCATCTAGAGACCATCCGATTTCATCTCCATATTTGATTTCATCAAGACCTAAGAATTCGTAGAATTCGTTTATAGTGGAATCGCCACGTAGACAAAGGTTTCGGTTAACATGGTATTGGGCATTTAAAACGGCGGCCATAGTTGCTGTAAAATATCTTTGCGAAAATAAGTCGTAACACAGAATTCTCTCGCTTTCAGGGTCTAAGTCAGAAGAATACACAGAATATCCATCTGCTGAAACGTACGTATCCTTCGCCATTTGTGCTTTAATTTTTGAATCAGCGTCCTCACCATAAACGGATTTTGCAGCTTCCCTATACTGTCGGTAAGACTGATTTAATAGGGTATAAGCACTTACCAAAGATGCTTGATTGCGTTTATTGAGTACGTTCGCCCCAAAAATGCAGGAAATTGTGGATAGACCGATAAGTGCAGCCGGAATATAACATTGCCAACAGGATTGAACCGCTTCGAGTTTTGTGTAGGCATACGGGTTTCCGTCATGATTTTGCCTACTGTCGGCTCTAATAAGATCTACAGCTTTTGGTGTGACTTTAACTGCCATTACAGATGTGGCCACAACACCGATTGCGCCTATACAAGTTAAAATGGTAGGGGAAGACCGCTTCAAATATAACTTGGATCTGTGAAGCAAACCGTTTAGTTTTTGAATTCCTTTCATGTTTTTCCTCCTTTCAATTTTTCGAAAAATAAAAGAGCCTTTGTATAAGGCTCCAGAAATTTTAGAGAACCAGTACGGGATTCGAACCCGCGACATACACTACATAAAGCGTGTTGCTCTGCCACTGAGCTAACTGTTTCTCCATAATATAACTTGCGTTTTTCGCGTAAAAAGAGAAAAGAGGAGGCTATGCCCCCGTCTTCTCATCTTTATCAATTCGCAGTGTCATATGTTCACATTTGATATTTATCTTAATTTTGCGTTCCTGGTTTTCTATAACCATCGGAATTTCAACATCTGTGTCTACGTTCCTTGCTTCGTATAGAATCCCCTTTTTCAAAATTGCCGATATAACCATGTCAGTGATTTTCATAACAATACCTCCTATAAGTCGTTTTCATAATAGGAGATGTAATTTTCGCTTAAATTTATTAAAAACGACCTTTTTCATCTAAAAACAGCACAAAAATAAGGCATATCGTTTCTAAGGCTCTTATTAGCCTATTTAAGCGACTTTGCCTATTTAATGACTTATACCATTAGTTAATCTTTTAACAAGCCTTAAAACGGATTCTACGAGGTCGTTTTTCTCGCAACCCTTGAAAAATACGCATTTTTAACGATTTCCGAGGACTTGTCTTAAATATCCGCTCTATCGAATACCGTTTCCCATCTTTGTTTAGGTATGGGCTTCATTTTCAACGCCCACATGATTTGTCTAACTGTAACAGTTGGGTATAAACCGTCCGAACACTCGCCAGAACGATTATCAAAGTATTCCTTGAATCCTGAACGCAAATATAGCTCGTCAGTTAACCACGGATCTAATTCGCCCCACCATGTACTTTTAGTTTCCTCATCAAAACGCTGCTGTATCACTGCTAAACCTTTATCTCCTATTTGAAATAGGGTGCAACTGTTATAAACCGGATGTTCGCAAATATAAAGTTTTCCATACATCGATAAATAAATTGTAGGTTTCTCATAGTGATATCGCATAAGTCCTCCAAAAAGAAAAAAGCCCGTGTCCATGTCACACAGGCTTTAAGTAATAATTTTTTTAACTGTCAAATATTTTACAACTACTCATACAACTTGGGTATGGTCCACCGCAGGCATTACAACAATCTGGTTGGTTACCAATTGGGTCTGTGTAAATATCTTTATAATCATAAGATTCTGCCACATCTATATAGTAATCTTTATTTACGCTGTCGTACTCGACACTTCTTTCAGCACCACAATCTTGTAATATTCACGTAGAAAAACGAAGAGAACGTGTAAATTACACGACTCTCCGTTCTTTTGAACTATTTAAGTCCTTATTTCTTTGTTGGTTTAAAACGGTTAAATAATCCTCTGAATGTTGTCGAGGTGTAAGTTCCGGTTTCCTCGAATCTAAACCCTCTCTTCATCCAGGTCGCGTAGAATATCAGCGGCAATATAATACCTGCTGCCTCCACTCCCAATCTGAAGTATCGATCTTTGACTTGTTCTTCTAACTGGTCTTTCTTGAATTGTATATCACTGTCACGTGATTCATACTTTTCATTAAAGTCCCATTCGTTTTTAGTCTCCTCGATCCTCAATTTGTAAAGCTTAGCTAAATCTTCAATTGCTGTTGATTTCTCTTTGCTCCCCGGTTCCAAGGTAGATAAATCTCGAATCTCCGTCTTAATCTCCTCTCCTAACAATTTTCTGATTTCTTCATCCATTTTAGTCCTCCTTTTAATAAAAGATCTAATCAGTCCCATAAGAGAGGGTGTTATTCATGCGTAATGAAACTTTTGAGATTAACCTTCATCATTACGTACTTCTTTTTATAAATCTCGTCAACATTTTTTGACAGTTCTAAAAACAAATATGGACTGTCGTCCGGGTCGGAAGTATCTATTTGAAGAGAACCTACTGACCGAGTTTGAAATATAATCATTGTAAGAATGCAACCTATTAATACTCCGATTCCAAATATAATAATTAACTCCATAATGAACCCTCCTCATTTCTATAACCGGGAATTTCTCACATATCAAAATAGCATTTTTTATAGTTACCTGCGTGCTGGAAAATAACAAAAAGAAAGAGCCCTTGATTAGGACTCAATCTTGTATAAAGAACCGTAAAATGAGCGAATTTATAGCAAAAATGATAAAAACAGCTCTAAAAAAGGCTAAAATAAGAGAAATCGATTCTAAGGCCATTATTAGCCATTCTGAAGAGTTTAACCCCGTTTATGACTAATCCATCGCGCACCCCGAAGAACGTGGCTTAGAACGCATTTTAAAAGGACTTTTTTCTTAAAAGTTAAAATATTTCCCATATTACCAGCCTTTTTGTAATAAAAGATATTAATTTCGCGTTTTATTCAATAACCAGAAAAAACGTCTGTATAATTCGTAGTAAATATCCCTACAACACGGAATTTCTAATCTAGCTTTCAAATAGTCATAAGAAACTCCTTCTGTGACACCCTTTAAAATATAGTTCGATAATTCCGCGTCAGTTGTTATAGCGGTCTGTTCAACCATCCTCATTCTGTCAAAATAGAATTCCCTTGCTTCTACACATTTAGCGGTTGGATCACTATGTACATTTGTCTTGGAGAACATAACTAAATTGATAGGTCTTTTACTTAGACCATCCAAAGCTAGATAAGCTTTCTTCCAGATAGGAGAGATTATTTATCTCTCCTATACAGCGTTACCTATAAGACATATTGGATCTGGCCCGCGCTCAATGGTTTCATATTCCAAGTATCGTTGACCTGGGCACCCGCCGTGACAGACATCTATATTGCCACATTTATTGCATTCACTTATTTGTAAAATATCCAGCCCGCGTATTTGATTCAGCATTGAATCCCTCAACCAAATATCTGCAAGTGACTGTTTATTAATGTTTGAATGGCTGCTCGAAAATTTAAAGGCCTCACAGGGATGAACACTGCCGTCCGGACTAATTAGAATTTTATCCTTACCAGCACTACATTCACCCGCTTCTCCAATGAACAAACATTTATAGGGAGCTCCCTTACGCAGTTCTAAAACAGGGGAATTTATGTCTTTCCATATATCCACGAACTTCTTTGTCTCATTTGGGTTCATCATTAAATGGAGGTTATTGACGCATCTACCTTGGGGTACCAGACGTAAAAAAGATACTCGTCTTACACCAATTTCCTCTGCTAAATTAATTAGACCAGGTATATCTTTGAAGTTTATGCTCATTGGAACAGTATGGATTTCCGTTATAATGCCAATATTAATTGCTTCTCTAATTGCTTCGGTAGTTAAATCAAAACTACCCTTTTTGCCTGTAATTCTGTCATGAATGTTTGCCAAATGGCTATGAAGGCTAAATATGATTGCATCTATTTTCCCAACAAAACTTTGTAGCGTGTCTTCATCGATAGATTGAAGTTCAACACCATCTTTGGTGATTATACCTGATGTATAAAGTCTAATAGAATAGCCGATACAATTGGCATAATCAATAATTTCATGCAAACACGGGTACAATAAAGGATCTCCACCTGAAATACTTAGGCATTTTGCCCCCAATTCTTTCCCTTCATCTAACAATCTAAGAACTCGACTAAGGGTAATATAATCCACGCCATCAAATGATGAGGAGGAAGAGCAATGAGCGCATTGTAATCCACATTTGTTTGTAAGTTCAATATTTAAATATGTGATTTGGTTCTGGCTCATACTGGTTACCTCCTTTAGAGCATTCTTGTATTAATTTCTCCATTGATTCAAGAAACCCTTTACAAAATGGAGAATTTGTTCCCATAATTTTTTAGGATTGACTATCCTATAATATTATGGAAACACAAAATCCCGAAATATCAGCGCTTTTACGTTAAAATGTAGGAATAATCAATAAGTAATCTACATTCTTGCGCTCTTCTCTACGCTGTTCTACAGCTTAAACTTAACAAGGATTTTATCACATTACGAGTGGAACTGAAATAGTTCCCGTACCCATTCAGTGTCTCGATATATTAAGTTTTACGTATTGGAAGTTTATCTACTTCTTGCATAACGCGTTTAGCAGACCCATTGGCCCCCATCTTTGCGTACGGTTTATATAAGTAATCATTGAGATTTTCGTATTCATCTTGAGAAATCCACCCTCGCTCAATATAACAAAGACCGAGATAAATAATTCTATCGTGGCCTAAACCTATAAGCATTTCGGTTTTAACATCTTTACGATCCATATACTTTGTTATATATGCCCAAAAACCGGACGATGCTATAACGGAGCATACGATTGTAATAATCATTTGAATCCATGGTTCCATTCAGTTACCCCCTCCTTATCAGACCTATCCAATACAACCATCTTTTTATTAACCACAGTAACATTTTTGTCAAATAGGTCCTCATAAAGCTGTATAAGATTTTTTCTTTGTTGCCTGGATAAAAGTTTATAGAAACTTCCCATCCATCCTCGAAACATGTTTTCGACGTTTTCGTAATAAATATCACCACTCTTAACTTTGATTGCGAGTTTCTTAAGTTTTCTACGCATTGCAGTAACATGAGTTGGATTGATTCTTTTAATTACTTTTCCGTCTTTAGTAAGTGTGTACTTCACTTGAAGGTATTTATAAGTGCTGCTTATCTTGACTATATGGGTCTTTTTCTCGTTGATATGTATACCTAATTCGTCCGCTATTACTCGAATATTACCCAACAAGTCTTGTAGTTCTTTTTTGTTTGGATTCATGATGTACCAATCATCCATGTAACGTCCGTAAAACTTTTGACTTCTTACGTATTTTACATAGTTGTCTATTCGATACGGATAATATATACCGATAATTTGACTTAATTGGTCTCCAATATTAACAGACTTATCCATCCATTTCTCACCGGTTAAAAGCTCTTTTGGAATTAGTCTATATTCCAGTTTATTGAACGTATCGGTCATACAATTTTCATACTCTTCATCAGACATGTAGGAAGCATCGATCCTAAAATCGTAAAATATAAGAGTAAGAAGCCAATCAATAAATTCGTCATCGTCAAATAACTTAAGTAGCTCTTTCTTGGCAATCTCATGAATTATGTTATCGTAGAACTTGCTGAAATCACCGAACAAAATATAACCTTCATTACCATACGCTCTGTAATACTTGTGTAGATGTACTTCGAAACGTTTTCTTGAATGGGATATGCCTCGTCCTTTAATCGAAGCTCCGTTATCGTATATGATGTGTTTTTTTACCTCTGGCAATAACACTTCATCGCATAGTACATGACGAATTATACGATCTTTGGTTTGAAGACTTGTAATAGGCCTAACTCGGCCTCTTTCAGAGAGCGAAAATTCATCGGTCTTACCATTTCGCAGGTTTCGATTGATAATATCTTCTTGTATGGAAAATATGTATCTCAAGAAATTCATCATGAACTTTTGAGTTGTTTCTTTCCATTTGCTTCCCTTTACAGAGGCTTTGTAGGCCTTATACAAGTTATTGGCGTCACAGACGATTTCCTCATAAGTCATAGATTATTCACCGTTATAGCAATACTTACCGTAGTAAATTGCATCTGGCTTTATTTTTTATCCTTGAGGGAGGGGATAACCTCTCCTTCTCTGTTGGTTAGGCAGAGAATCCGGACGAACCCCAAAAGAGCTCGAAGCGCCGCTGACGCACGGATCGCCATAGGAGGCCACACAAGCGAAATTAGCCGCAGACAGCGCAGATTAGATGTTACCCTGTAGAAACGACTTAATTTTGTTATCTCGTTGACGCCACTTCTTTATCAATCCGATTTCTCGGTCGATAGCTTGAATATATTTTCCATAGATGTTGATATCAACTTCGAAGATTTCTACGACCTGTTGTAACTCGGAAATGAGTTGTTCGCAGTTTGCTATGGCGATGTTCTGGTAACCTCTTCTCTGTTCATATTCGGCGAGGGATGTCGGATAAATAGAGTTAGCAGCCCTTACATTATGAGTTAACAATGAGGAAGTTGAATCGATACGATTCTTAAAACTCTGTATCAGGTAAATGTATTTAGCCGGGTTTTCTATATCATCTTTTCCAAACGCATACCGTCGACGAGCAACAGAATTTACGTCTTTTACTCCAAATCCTCTTTGCATAAGTTCGATAAAAAGACCCCTCAATTCAACAGAGTAAGTGATTGCCTCGAATTTGGATTCTTTTCGATCACTTACCAGAACGCTCATTAATAAGCCTTACCGGTAATTATCTCGAATTCTTCTTCGGTAATCCAATTCATTAGCACCGCATTTCGTACGCGAATCTCATTCCATGCTCCAAGAGTATACCAGAGCTTTACTTTTTCGTAATTATCACTATAATTCATGGTGATCCTCCTCTCTTAAAGTACCACACCGGCCATCATGGCTACGTATTCAATATCGGCCTGCATCTTAATACGTGCAAGTTCCTCTGTAGAAATATCACGCAAAACAAACCAATAATCACCGGTTATCTGTACGAGTTCCATGTAATTATGAACTTCATCCTTAGAGCCATCGTTAATCGTAACCGGGGAACAATTTCCTCTAAATACCTCCGGATCGAGGCTTTCTTTGGAAATGAAATTGTTACCATTCAACTTCAGGTTGTCGATAGTTGTACCATCAGCTAAAGTAATTTTATAGATTTTTTCTTCCATTTTTAAAAATCTCCTCTCAAAATAATAGAGAGGGGGCACAAGGCCCCCGGATTAACTAACCAACAGGGAATACCGGACGAACCCCAAAAGAGCCCGAAGCGCCGCCGTCGTACGTACAGCCATAGCTGGCCACACAAGCGAAAATAGCCGCAGAAACAACGTCTCTTAACCATTGATTATATGAACGGTTTACAATAAACCTTGGACAAACCTGGAACAAAGCCAATTGTTGTTTGTTGATTGTGTAAATATATGGTATTATGGTTCCGTTTCCAGATGGAGTATGAATATAACTTCCGTACATCATTATTTCATTAGGAAGTTCTACATCTGAATCAAACCAGGCTCCCGCAGAAGGATATCCGTCCGTAACAGCATTAACAAGCAGTTCTCTATGACTAAGTATATTAGCACTTCCAAAAGCGGCATCAATAGTTGTTTTAGCAGTTTCCAAGTTAGTCGTGTACATTAACGAGCCAACATATCCTCCAGTTGTAACGTTCGTAGCATTCATTTGCGCATTGTATAATGCGACATCTGGCATAATAACGAGATGATGATTGGTAAACGCGGTATCGCCACAATTATACCAATAGTCAATATCGACGATGCGCCAAGTCACGCCACCGATAACCCAATAATCTCCTAAAAAGAGATCTTTGAAACTCCCATCCTGAATATTTGCTTTTTGTCCTGCGGTGAAAGAGGTTCCGAGATTTTTGCCTCTAAAAATCATACGACGGTTTTCTACAGGGACAAAAGCATCAAGCATAGCAAAAAGCGCATCAGAAGCTAAGATAGTTTTGGTTCCGTTATCACCGTCAAGCAGAAAAATATTATTGCTTACGAGAGTTTGAACCTTTTCGTAATCTATAATTTTCATGTATGTTCCTCCTTAATTATTTAGTTGCAAATATAACGCGAGCGTTAATGGAATCACCATTACTATCCAGAATTAGATCACTGGTATGATCATAAAGTTTATGATATACCGTAAACTCATTCGATAAATCGCTAGAAAATTGCTCAAGGATTTGAGTGCGCTCTTGAAGCTCCAACAGCTGAATTGTTAGATATTCAATATTAACTTTAAAAGCATCATAATCGTACTCAGTAAAGTTCCTTGCGATGACTGTGCCCGCCAACCATTCTTTTGCCACTCCTTGGAACCCACGTTCTACTGTTAAAAGACTATCGTCTCCTGGGTCTCTTGACATTACTCTGACTGTCTCTGCATTCGTTCCGGTGCCTATTGTCATCAGATTAGGTAAACTCGCGGGCACGCGAGCAGGATCAAGCACGTAAATAAGAGTATCTGTCGTGCTGATATTATTTGTTAAAGTGGTTTCGGGACTGTTTACAAGGCCTTTATACATCGTTTGTTGTGCCATTAGTAATCGCCACCCCCTCTTGAATTTGTGAATATCTGCATAAATATATTTGCTACTACTCTGGTCATTTTATCCGGTATGATTTCAACCGTATGCCATGTATTGCGTTGTACCTTGCCGCTGTCATCTACAGACAAATACTTGATTATATCAATATCTTCACTTGCTTCAGCCGTAGGTAAGACTTGCCCATCTACCTTTATAACAACGTTCTCAGCTGTACTACCCTGGTATATACCAAATTCTAAATCATGTGTGTGGCTTGGAATTTTTATATTATGTTCATGGTTGGGAATTTTTATATCATGTTCGTGCTCACCACCAAATACAACAACTTCATGAATATGATCAGGAAGTCCATGGCTATGTCCTCCACTTTCCGACCACCAAACCGCACTTTCATCAACTGTCTTTAATCCAGTACCATTTGATATACCATGATTATGTCTTGATTGATATTCAGTTGTAAGATATGCGCCCCTCTGACTGTCTGTCCCTTGAGCTGATACCCGCGTTTGCATATATGGTATAGATGCTTGTGATGTTTGACTGCTTGCGCCTCCAGCTTCTGTACTAGTGATAGTTCCACCGCCGCCACCAATCGCTTTACTGTAAGCCCGGAAAGGTTCTAACTGAAAATTTAATATGCATTTATTTACTCTGGCCATAGTGTCGGGAATATAAATTTTCATCGTAGCAGGATTATTCTCGTCTGCATTATCTGCAAAAGGCACAATCATTTGATTTGTAGCGCCTTGAGCATAGACCTCATTTATACGAGTACGATCTTGTAATGATGAGATACTGCTTGCAATGTCACGGGTCTTCTTCGCAATCTCTACATCGATATCTCCAGGAGCACCAGTGATGTCACTCTTTGAAACGGTCACGATCGGAAGATTCTCAATAATATCGTCTTCCTTATCGATGACACGGACTATGTCCCCTGGAAAATATCGTTCATATTTTGAAGGACTCTTCTTATATAAATCAATGGCTCTTGCGCTATACGATTTGAAGGGGTTTTTAAGTTCGTCGAGGATCGACTGTCCATACGCCTTTAACGTTTCGGCGCTCTCAAATCGACGATCTACTAAAATACTTGATTTGATTCCGTACGTAGACGTGTTGGCCTCTAAATATGGTATTCCGCCATTTACGGAACAGATATTAAGTTGATTATCACCTTCCCCATAACCGAGACAATAAAGTCTAGTTACGATTGTTGAAGGATCAACCTCTTTTTTTATCTCTACCATATTCTTCTTGTAGATAATATCTGCCACGAATTGAGTTGGAAGACGTTTCAGATCGAGTCGCCATGTAGTCCCAGTCGTGTCAAATTCCCACCGATAATCCTCATTGAATGGTTGTGGCACACTGAATAAAGCGGATAACAAATTCTCGTTTTCCCATTTATATTCAAATCGACGATCGAAATCGCAATTTCGCAACTGCCACCTTGTTGTTAATTGGTGGTCAATGATATATCTAAGAACGGAGACCGTCCCAACACCAATATTACCGATTTGATGATATTGAAATAGCACATCGTCCATCAACGTAGCTAAGACGTGTTCGCATTGATAAACGATATTTCCTTGCGAGTTCCGCGTGAGCGTTGATGGCATAATACGGAAAAGTTCTATCCGCTCGCCACCATCGAAGATCTCAACATAATTGAATGGCTGACAGTAGATATTCTTTTGGTCTGTCGCTGGAAGAGTAAATTGGGCAGTCCATAACTCATTAAGTTTAAGACTGTAACCGATGTTATAAGCATTTTCGAGATATGCGAGCTTTCGCATATTGCTGTCATAAACTCGAATTGTGTTGTCAACAACACCCATTACAACCACCTATCCTTCCATATAATATCGACGAGAACATCTCTACTGCTGGAACCATCGCTGTACACGATTTTGTTTTCGCCACTGAGGAGTTTGAAGAAATCGCTATCCATACTGAAATAACGCATTCCATTTTGACTGTTTACCGTGACGGTCATCTCATCAGTATTGATAATTAATTCGTCCCCCGGAGCCAAAGTTAACCATGTGTTAGTCTGATCGTCCCGTAGATTTATAACAGCTTCTCCCTGAATAATCGAGTCCACAGAGGCCGCCATTATCATCTCGGCTAGTCCAGTACCAGCATCAAGTTTTAGAAGACCGTTTCCAGTCCCTCGTAAAACTAAAGCAGCTAAACCAGTTTTCGCTTTGACCTTTGTTGCGTTGGCCGAATCGTTTAAGATAAGGGCTGACTTCGTGGCTAACGCACTGATATCCCGATTAGGAACCACGGAACCGCTCATTTTTAGAAGAGAGATTCCGCTACTTCCTGTGATCGATTGGGTTGTTCGATTAAACCCAGAGCGGTTAAAGGGCTGTCTATTCATAGCAACCCCTCCTATTCCATACTGATCTGAAGATTACCTATCTCGATAGTCAATCGGTTACCGCTTTGCACGTTCTCAACGCGACTGAAGCTACCTCTACACAGCAAACTTCCTCCAGAAACAGCCGTCCGTACACCCCAATGAGATACACTACCCCAGTCAGTGGTAGCAATATCAAATTCAATCTTTGCGTTATTCGAGATGACGCCTTTGTCCCCAGTTTGGGCCGGTGCTCCAAAGGTAACCTGTTTACGACTGTAACCGCCACCAGAAACTTCGGTTCCAGTATCAGCATCGGTTGGATCGTTGATATAAAGGGCCAAATAAATGGTAGTGGGTTGAGCTACAGCTTGATTGCGGAAAAAGTAATTAAGGATGGCTTCCTCTAAATAGTTACTTGCCTGCGACATTTATATCGCCACCTTTCTATGTAATGATATTCCACTAACGATGGTTGCGCCTGTGTTTTTGATTGTGATAATACAACCTGTTTCAGCTGTTCCATTGATAGCGAGACTAATCTCTTTGGTTTGCGTGGTAATATGCGGAGTATTTACTTCCTGATACTCCAACGATTCTGCAAATGGTTGACATTCAAAAGTCACCGTAAATGCCTCATAAGGGAGACATTCAAGAAGTTGGTCCGCATCCACAGGCTCATAGACACTAGCTTGATACACCTTGTCTGGCTCATCATCAAAGATTAATACGCCCTTTCCACTAAGCCATTGAGCAATGTCTCGAACCGTGTCCCGAAGTTCCTCAAATGTTACACTCTCCACCACGTTTATTTTTACAGGAAGATTACGTTTTTCGTACGTATTCAAACCGTAATCTATCGTCCCGTGACGACCGGGAATAGTAAACTCGTTTTTCCGTAGACTAGGGAGAACGCTACGATTTACACTTTTTACTCCTATTTTGAAGGTAGAGGAGTGAATATTTCGAAACTTGATCCCAATCATATACTAGCTAACCCCCTTCCACGAGAAACGCTTTGATTAAGCTTAAATATTTCTTGTGATACTTGTTTTGCGATTTTTGTTATATCGCTATCGCTACGAACATTAAACTCGGCTCCTTTAAACATTCCTTCGAAAGAAAGAACACTTTGATTTTCTGCCTTTGTTTTGTTAGAAAGAGCGTCAATTAAGGAGCCTAAGGTAGACGAGTCTGATTTTATCTCATTCGACATCGAAGAAACACGTCCGTTCGTGCCCGTCACGTTTAGACCATCGTTAAACATGCTATATAAACTCTTCTTACCAGCCTGAACGTCCGTAAGATCTAAGACGGGACGAATAGTTGGCTCCATATCCATATCAGAGTTCAAAGCATCTGTTATTCCTGAAATAACGCTAGATATTCCATTTATAGCACTTTTGCCAACGTCCTCAGATGCGTCTGCCACTTTCGAAGAGTAGCTTTTTAAACCTTGAATAAAACCTTCATCAGAGTATTTACCAATATCAGCAAATACCTTAGAAGGTGAATGGATACCTAACAGATTCTTAGCTGCGGAAATAGCATCAGACACAACTCCTTCCGCAGCCGAAACAGCACTATCCGCTGCGTTCTGTATACCACGCTTTAATCCATTAATCAAATTACTACCCATTGAGGTAAACTCGGATAATTTACCCTCAATTCCAGATAAAACATTCGTTATAATATTGGTAGCCGCATTCTTAACATCAGAGAGTTTATTAGAAATACCATTTTTGAAGTTGGTCATTGATTCCTTACCTTTTGTAGAGAACTCTCCCATTTTATTGGCTATAGCTGAAACTAAACCAGTTACAACATTGACTATGGCTTGAGTAGCGTCAGAAAGCATATTGCCAATACCATTAATAAGGCCCTGAATAATATTCATACCAATATCAGTAAACACTTTAGAAGGTGAATTAATACCCAGGAATACCAATACAGCTTTCAATAATGATTCGAACAAATGAATAAACGCATCTCTGATACGAGGAGCATTTTCTTCTATACCCTGAGCTAACCCATCGATAAGACTAATAACTATATCGATACCAGCTTGAATGACGTCAGGAATCATCAATGCAATTCCTTGTAGAAAGCTTATGAGTATATCCATACCAGCTTGCATTATTCGAGGAATGTAATTGGTTAACGACTCTAACAAAGATGTTATTAGAAGTAGGAACGCGTCGACGACTTTTGGAATAATGACTATAATCGCATCAATAAGAGCGGTTAAAACCGTTGTAATCGCAGCAAGAATTGTTGGGCCAGCTCCGGCAATAACCTCAGCGAAGGCTATTATACCTTCGCCAATCATCTTTAAAGTCATTGGAATTAATCCTATAAGACCGGTTACAAGCGATACTAATGCCACTGTGCCAGCTGTGCCAGCTACTGCTAAGGCCGCCAGTCCTGCTGATAATGCTAATATGCCACCACCAATCGCCGCAACACCTACGCCCAATAATACAATAGCTGCAGCCAGCCCTAATATAGCTGGAATTATCGGTGTTAATAACATTGCAGCTACGCCAATAACTGTAAACGCTCCAGCTAACCCAAGCAGAGCTATTCCGATCTGCGCTAAAGACATTGATCCAATCGTTTTTAATGCCCCAGCTAACATAACAATTGAGATAGCAAGAACACTAAAAGCAAGGGAATCAACTATTGAACTTGTTTTCGATAGTAGAACAAAAGCGCCTATAATAACCCCTAAAGAAGCAGTTAATGCCGTTAAACTCTTTGCTATTTCTTCCCATGACATGCTACTAAATGCTTTTAATGCTTGCGATAACAGT